ACCCTTTGATTCCTTTACCTTTATTACTACTGTGCAAGGTGTGCAGGGGTATTACTACGCGTGCGCGTACGTTTCGTGATGGGTGGTGGGTGCTGTAATTTGCAATACACACACGCCCGCGAGGAAAAGCCTTGCACACCCTGCACAGGCGCGGTTTCCCCAATGAGAAATGTGTTTTGACCCCTGCACAAGACCCTGCACACAGCCCTGCACACCCTGCACACTTGCGGCCAAGAAGGGCCAGGGCGCGGCGGTTTTGCTGGAATGTGGGGCGCTGGGTCATGCGGCCACCCGTAAATCTGCGCGGCGCCATTCGGTGACGCTGTCTTTGAATGCGTCCATGGCCAGGCTTAGGGCGTGGATTTCGTCGCCCAGGCGTTCGCCGTTGGGGAATATGACGGTGCCCTGGATGGGGGTGGGTGCCCCGGCAACGTAGTTGCGTTTGCGGGCCTTGATGCAGCCCCGGCGTTTGCTGGTTTCGCTGATAAATGTATTCAGGCTGGGCGCCCGGCTGTTAGTGACGGTGCACCAGTGGCGGTAGGCTGCAAACAAATCCTCGCTGCGGGCGGGGCCGACCGGCAGCGGCAGGGTGCGCTCTAGCCAGTCGTTCCAGAATTGCTCACTGCTGTCCATGCTGGCTTTGATGAGGTCGTCCTTGGCGCGGGTGGCGGGCGGTGCGGTCCAGGGTTTGAAGTCGCCCAGCGGCAGGGTCTTGAGGTGGTGGTGCAGTGCGTCGATGCCGCCCAGCTCCATTTCCATGCGCACGGTTTCGTAAAACTGGGGGTCTAGTTTCTCGGGGGTGTAGACGACGGTGTAGCGGCGGTCGTCGCGCTCGAGCACCAGTGGGCGGGATTCGTTGGACAAAAACACCAGGTTAACGTGGTTGCGCTCGTCATACGCGCCCATGTTTTTGGGGTTGATGCGGATCCACTCGCCGGTGATGATGCCCTTGAGCTTGTTTTTGGTGTGCCAGATTTCGGCGCGGGCCACCACCTCGTCGGCTATCAAAAACAGCTTACGCGAGGCCCAATCATTAAATTTATCCTCAATGGCGGCCTGGTCGATGATGCGGCCATACTCGCCATAGATGGCCATGATGGCCTCGAAAAATATATTCTTACCAACGCCCTGCGGCCCGTGAAACACCAGCGCGGTTTTCATTTTGGTGCCGGGGTATTGGATGGGGTAGGCCAGCCACTTGAGCACCCAGGCATACACCTCGTCGGCGTTGGCCTCGCCTTTGCACAGGTGGTACAGCAGCTCCAGCATGGTGTCGCAGTCGCCCTGTTTGGGCTGCGTGGGCCAGCCGCCCCACAGGTTGCAGCGTATTTGTGGGTCTTTGCCCGATGGGTCAAACCCCACCTCGCGGGTGCGCACGATGCGCTTGGTGCTGCTCTCCATCCAGGTGCGGCTGATCTGGCGGCTGCTGCAGATGTTGCGCACGCTGGCCAGCGGCACCAGCTTGGCCTCCTGCGCGTCGTAGGCGGTCTCGGGCATTTCGTAGACCAATGAAAAGCGGTCCTGCAGTTCCTCGGTTGTTTCTACGGCCCGCAGGTCAGCGGATGCTCCACCCCCCTCCCCTTCGATGGCGGCAGGCGCGGGCGCACGCGGGGCAGCGTCGAGCCAATCGAGTTGCCGTAGCTTGGCCTCGATCTGTGCGCGCACCTGGTGCAGGCCCTCCAGGGCGTGCAGGTCGTTGAAGTCGGTGATTTTCTTGTCGCCACGGTCGGCGGCGAAGGTGGGCGCCACCCAGGCGCCACTCACTGCCAGGGCTGCAGCGCTGGCCTTGCTGATGCCGGGGTTGCCGTCGGTGAGGAAATCATCATCGGCGCAGACCAGGATGCGGGTGCGCGGGTAGCGTTTCTTGAGTGCGTCAGATACGGGTGCCAGGTTGCCAGCGTCAAATGCCACGGCCACCGGCCATCCGCTGGCCTCATGCAATGACGCTGCGGTGGCGTAACCTTCAGCCACCAGCAGCAGCTGCGTGGGCTGCGGCCCCATCAAAAAGAAATGGCCCTGCTTGGCCAGTCCAGCGGGCCAGAAATCCTTGTCGCGTCCGTTCTTTTTCTCGCCGTAGATGCGCTGCAGGCCGTGCACCCGGCCACTGGTGTCGAGCATTGGCACAATGATCTCGTCACCCTTGCGGGCGTAGCGCACACCGTAGCCCTGGATTCCCTTGCGCTTGAGGTATGCACTGGCACCGTCGTGCGCCATGATGGCCCAAGCCTTCTGTGCCAGCAGTGCCGCCTTGGCCGCGCTGGCCTTGCGAATGCGCTCGGCGCTTTTGTGGTCGTCTGCGATGCGCTTTTTCAGTGCGGCCCGCTGCTCGGCGGTGAGCGTGCGTTTTTTCAGCTCCACCTTGATGGTG